CCATATCTCTTAAATAAAGCAGAATTTATAGATTATCGTATTGCTCTTAGGGTGATAGTTGTTAATCCAATAAATGCAGTATTTCCTGTTAAACCAATATCAGAATGGGTTAAATAATGTTATGGTGGCTTAACTTAAACGCTAGAATCATGAAATTTTTATACTTAATAGGATTACAACAATGCTAACACTTGGCAGTAAACAAGAATTATTTATGCGTTTAGTCCCACAACTTATTAACAAAGCCCATGAACTTGGTTTTGAACTTAGAGGTGGAGATCTATTTAGAGATCCAAGAGTCTTCGGAGCTGTTGGTGTTAAGCTAGGTTATGGTACAGTTAGTTCATGCCATAAACTTAAATTGGCTATTGATCTTAATCTGTTTAAGGACGGTAATTTCCTGTCTACAACAGAAGATCATAAAGAGCTGGGTGAGTGGTGGGAAAAGCAGCATGAGCTATGCAGATGGGGTGGTAGATTCCAAGACGGGAATCATTACAGCTTGAATCATGGATCATCTTCTTAATAAAGCCACTGAACCTAGATGTTAGATATAATTAAAGCAGGTAAGTCTGTAGAGGATTACGTCAATAGCGTAAGTTATGGTGAAGATGCTACTTACATACCGAGTCCTTTTGCTTTGGAGTTCGTCAACTTTATTAAGCTAGTCAATGGCGAAGCAGGTGAAGAGAACCTTACGCCAGTATTGCATTATAAGATGTTGGATCAGTTAGCGGGTAGAACCTCTAGTATACTTAATATGTTATTTAGGGGATCTGCCAAAGCATTAGCACTGGACACTGAGGTGTTTACCCCTAACGGAGTAACTACTATAGGTTCTTTGGGTGTTGGTGACTTCGTGTTGGATAGGCATGGCCTACCTACAATGGTGACTCACAAGAGCAAGGTATTTAATAAACCTACTTACCGGATTACCCTTGATGACCATAGAGAGTTGGTAGTGTGTGAAGACCACTTAAATATTGTGGAGAGAGTAACAACTAATAATGTTTACCTGGAACACGTATTAACTGTACCAGAAATACTTAAGCAAGGGCTGCATTACACTAGAACCAAAACTGCTAAACAGACTTCAGGTATTCAGTATAAGTGGTTCATACCTAAGACACCTGTTGTAGAGTATGCTGAAACTCATTTTCCACTAGATCCTTACACTGTTGGTGTAATACTAGGTGATGGTAATATAAACACGGTTTCTGGATATGCTCGGATACATAGTCATATTGATGACGTACAAGAAATCATTGACTATATTCCTACCTCTTGTAGTGTTGTCAGGCATGACAAGCGAAGACACTCAACTGTACGCTTTGGTCTATTAGAATTAGGGCCAGACATAAAGACTTGGGTAGGTACAGCTAATACGTACACTAAAGCGATACCTAATGAATTAATGTTTGGTTCTGTTGAACAACGCTTGATGGTTCTTAGAGGATTGATGGACACAGATGGTACGGTTAGTAAAGAAAAAGGGACTAACCCAACATTCACAAGTGTATCAAAGGAGCTGGCTGATGGTGTAGCTACTATAGTGCGCGGTCTTGGTGGTAGGGCTAAAATTACCAAGAATTGTTGGGATGGTAATGTAAGTTATAGAGTAGGTATTTCCCTTGGTGTAAACCCGTTTAGGCTAAAACGTAAGGCTAACCTGTGGAAGCCAAAAGAACATAAAAGAATTGGTATTAAGAGTATTGTAGAAATCCCTTCAGTGCCTACACAGTGCATAGCTGTAGAGTCAGATACGCAAGCTTTTCTTGTCAATGGTTATACCATAACGCATAACACCACCTTGTTTGGTGAGTATTTATTCTTATACCTGGGAGTGTACGGTAGACTGCCTGGGTTTGGTCAGGTGGATATTGCACTCTATGTCTCTGATAGCATAGAGAATGGTGTTAAGAACATGCGTAAGAATCTGGAGTTCAGATGGGAGAACTCTGATTTCTTACGGCAGTACATCCCTAGCATAAAGTTTACTGACATACGGTGGCAGTTCACTAATGCTGACGGCAAGTTGTTCATCGTCAAAGGCTATGGAGCGCAAACGGGTATACGTGGAGCCAAAGAGATGGGTAAGCGCCCTACACTAGCGGTACTAGATGATTTGATTAGTGATGAGGATGCTAGATCACCTACAGTCATTAAAAGCGTTGAGGATACTGTGTACAAGGCAGTGGATTATGCGTTGCATCCTACCAATAATAAAGTCATTTGGTCAGGTACACCTTTTAATGCTAAAGATCCCTTATATAAAGCAGTAGAGTCAGGTGCTTGGGCAGTCAATGTTTATCCGGTATGTGAGAAGTTTCCCTGTAAGCGCGAAGAGTTCGTAGGCGCTTGGGAAGATCGGTTTACTTACGATGCGGTAAAAGATAAATACGATAAGGCGTTAAAAGCAGGAAAGATTGATTCGTTTAACCAAGAGTTAATGCTACGGATTATGTCAGATGAAGACAGGTTGATCCAGAACAGTGATATTTCTTGGTACAAGAGAAGCACAGTCCTGAACAACAAAGGCTTGTTTAACTTCTACATTACTACTGACTTTGCAACCAGTGAAAGATCTAGTGCTGATTACAGTGTCATATCAGTCTGGGCTTATACCAGTAATGGTGATTGGTTATGGGTTGATGGGATAGTCAAACGTCAGTTAATGAGTGATAACGTCAATGACTTATTTAGATTGGCTCAGATGTATGCACCACAACAAGTGGGTATAGAAATATCAGGGCAGCAAGGCGGTTTTGTCTCTTGGATTCAAGATGAAATGTTAGTGAGAAATATTTACTTTCCTTTGGCAAGCGAAGGTAATAACTCTAAGCCAGGTATTAGGCCCAATACGAATAAGTTAGTTAGATTTAACATCATGGTTCCTTTGTTCAAATTAAATAAAATAAAGTTCCCCATAGAGAGAAAAGAATCAGAAGAGATGTTAGAATGTATTGACGAATTATCTTTAGCAGCTGTTAGCGGTTTTAAAAGTAAGCACGATGACTTTATAGATACTGTTTCTATGCTTGGCTCATTAACCCCTTGGAAGCCAAGTAAACAATCAGAAGGTCTAACACAAGATGCTAATGGCATTTGGGAAGAAGACATAGAAGATCCCGTAAATTCTTTAGACTCCTATATTTTTTGAGTAACTAACCAAGGAAAATTATATGCGTGTTGGTACACTACTAGATTACCTAGTGAATAGTGAGTTAGCGAGTTTAGCTATTAATGACTTAGGTAAAGAAGTCAATTTAGCTAAAGTACTTAGTTACCTTAACAGGGCGTTGGCAGAAGTTAATAAAGAGTTTTTACTGAACCAAGCAGAACTAATCATTGACTTAGCCCCTAATCAGACTAGGTACTATATCGCCGATGAACAGTTGATAAAGATCATTGAAGCCTATAATTCCGTAGGTGCAGAGTTATACCTTAATGCTGATATTGATCCTAAAAATACAGTCTTCATTCCAGAGCATAACATCATTGATTACTATGGTGTAAACAATACAACGCCTACAGTAACAGATTTCATAACTGTTATTTATCTTAAAGGTTTTGTAACGATCGTATCTGAAAATGACACTATTAGGGTCAATGAAGCCATGACGGAGTGCATCACCAGTTACGTAGGCTATTTGGCTCATTCTGCATTACCTAAGAACTCAGGTAATGCAGTTAGTACGTATTTTCAAAAGTATCTAGCTAGTGTCGCTAAGGCCAAGGAGTTAAACATAGTACCCGATTGGATATACGGAAGTACCAAGTTAGATGTCAGAGGCTTCGTATAATATGACTTGTCAAGTAGACCCAGTTACTACCGATAATGCGCTAGTCTATAGCTCTTTAAACAATGCTACTCTTGCCGCAGGAGAAAGTGAAGCTAGTGCTGCAATGGCGGCTAGTAGTGTATTGGCTGCGGCTACAGCGGCTACATTAGCTGTCGCGTCTAAGAATGCTGCTTTTTCTTCGCAAACCCTCGCTAGTGAGTCTGCGGCTACCGCTGTTACTAAAGCCTATGTCGTTCATAACAAAGCCATTGAATCTACGATTCAAAGAGAGTTAGCGCATAAATGGGCTTCAGAAGATGAGGCTGTCTGGGTATCTGATGGTGTAAATGTTCCTGGGTTTTCTGCATATCATTGGGCGAAGCAGGCGCAACAGCAAAATGGTCTAACAACGGGCGGCATAGCACAGTATATAGCCGATGGTGTAGCAGACTATATAACCTATAACGCCATAGGTAACTCTTTGTTAAACACAGCACTGGGTACTAGGATTGCTCAGATTGATGCTATTGATGCGAGAACTCAAGCTGATGCTTTAATTACGCTGCAAGAAATTGCTGACAGAGGTACAGCAATAACTAATGAGCAGACTTTACGTAATGCAGGCGATGATCAACTTGCTCAAGACATCACTACGCTATCAGCAACAACGGTAGCAAACATAGCGGCAGCGGTCTTGGTAGAGAGTTCAGCAAGAGCAGATGAATTTGATGCGTCTGCTATGGTAATGTCATTACTTACCGCACAACTCAATGATCCTGTTACTGGCTTAGTGAAAACAAGGGCTGATCTATTAACAGAGACTACTGTAAGAGCCACCGATCAAGCGGCTATGTCAAGCAGGATTGACACCTTAACCGCCACTTATACAGCCTCAGATCTTTCCGCTGTAACCTCGGCTATACAGACTGAGGCAACTACTAGAGCCAGTCAAAATACAGCTCTGGCTAGTAGTGTCACTACGTTACAGACAACAGTAGGTGCTAACACAACAGCCATAGCGACTGCTCAGACTGTCGTTGATGGTATCAATGCAAAGTATACAGTAAAGATTGATACCGATGGTTACGTATCTGGTTATGGGTTATTAAGTGAAACAAACACTGTTACGGGAACTCCTTTATCCTCGTTTGCCATTAGAGCAGATACGTTCTCAATAGGCGCACCTGCTGTACCTGCATCAGCTGGGCAGTTAGCTGTAGCTGCTTCAAAAGTTTTCCCCCTTGTTGTAAAATCAACAAAAGAGACGATTGATGGCGTAGTCTATCAACCTGGCGTTTACATAGATAGCGCCTTTATCACCAAGATTTCCGCTAGTCAGATTAACACTAGAGGGTTGACGGTTAAAGATAATGCTGGCAACGTGATTTTTGGTGCGGGAACTGCGTTAGATTGGACAACTGGAGTAGGCGGGGATGGTAAGCCGTCTGATGGCGCCACAAGAAATGTTTATAGAGGGACATGGGTTACAACAACTAATTATGTTGTTGGCGATGTCGTTATGGATGCATCTGGTTATGGGTGGTCGTGCATTCTTGCTCATACTTCAAGTTTATCGCTCATTACGCCAACATACCCAACTAATTCCAATAGCTACTGGACGCTATCCAACAGAAAAGGTGATAGCTCAGCAAGCTTTTCCATTAATAACGCAGCCGCAACATTTAACAAAAATGCAGCAGGTGTTGTCACTCCAAGCGCAGGTATAACATTAACAACAACTACGCAAAATATAACCGCTGTACCCACATATCAATGGCAATTAAATGGATTAAATATAAGTGGAGCTTTATCTTCATCTTATACCGTTCCAACGTCTGCTTATGCTTCTGTATCTAGCAATACTTACAAATGTATAATTACGGGAACTATTAATGGCGTAGCGGGGTCAACGCTTGAGGACACAATCACCATTCCACTTTTGCGAGATGGTACTAGTGTTGCGACAGTTGTTCTTTCAAATGAAAATACCACTTTCCCAGCACCAGCCAGTAATGTGACATTGCCCTATTCGGGTATTACTTTTACTGGTGGAGGTTGCAATTTTACCGCTTATATTGGATCAACTCAATTAACCTATGATGCAAATCCAATAGTAACTTCAAGAGTTGCCAATAGCTTTAGTTGCACTAATAGCAGTACAGGGGCAACTGTAGCCCCTGGGATAGGAGGTGGCTCAACTTTTCCCATCTTAGCTCCTACAGCTATGTCTGCTGAAGCAGGCTATACAGATGTAGTTGTAACTATTAGAGATGCTTCCAATACCGCATTAACAGCAATCACTAAAAGAATTAATTATTCGTTAAGTAGAGCTGGTGTGGTAGGAACTCCAGCAACTTATGTAACTGTAACTGGAGAACAAGCCTTTAAGTTTGCAACAGGTTCTGCAACTCCAGTATCTACAAGTATTACTTTAACCGCAGCATTAACTGGTTTAACAGCTTACCAATGGGAATATTGGAATGGAGCGTGGAATACTTTATCTGGAACTGTAAATGCTTCAACATACGCCTTAGCCTATAACAATGCCGCATTTACAGCAAATAGTTTAAGAGTGCGTTGTATATCAGGAATTGCTTTTGATGAAATAACTATAGTTAAATTATATGATGGTGCTACTGGAGTTAGTGCAGTAAGTGGGTATTTGACTAATGAAACTGTTGCTGTTGCTACTGCAAGTGATGGTACTGGTGCGGTATATACAAGTGCAGGTGGTACATTTAAAGTATTTAATGGTATTACTGATGTAACCACTTCTACAGCTTTTACTACAACAGCAGCAGTAAGTGGGTTAACTTTAACTATAGGTGCTGCTACAGGTATTTATTCAGTAGCAGTAGCAGTAGCAGGAACATGGGCTTCAGATACTGCTTCCTTTACTTTGACTGGTGTATATAACGGAACAACTATAACTAAAGTTTATACAATAACTAAAGCTAAGGCTGGACCTCCAGGAACTGCTGGTGACTCAGTTGATATAATATTTAAAAGA